CTACCTCAAAGCTTCCTGCTCGTATCCGAATAACACACCTTTTAGTGCAATTTTTGCTTGATGTCTTATCTCAGGAGGCAGGGCATCGAATCGCTTTAAGATGGGCACCATGTCTTGGGAAACCACCATTTCGGATGGCTCTAGCAATAGCTCATCCGTGGTTGTTCCTAGCACGTGTGCGAGGGCTACAACTTTGTCCGCAGAAGGGATGCCGCGTCCAGCTTCATAGGACGTGTAGCTTGATTTGCTGATCCCCGCAGCTTCCCAAACCGCCTGTTGCGTTAAGCCCTTTGCTTCGCGGTAGCGCTTAAGATTTGCACCAATGGTCACGGCTCGTTCACCTGAGTGGTTGTTCATGTGAACCATCCTAATTACTGGATACGCATACAGTACCGATATATCGGTACATTTCTGCTTGCATTCGACAATCACAACGTCTCATAATCCTGCCACTTCTGTATTGGAATACAGATATTGACAGGTAATGGCATGTTCATCGACTGGCTCTCCGTTTCACAGGAATTCGACTGCGACCTACCGGACGTCACCGGTATCGTGATCGAGACCCTGTGCAAAAAGACCGGCGAGCGGCTGTCATCCCGTGAACCCAAATTCAAGCACGAGGGCAGTTGGTCAACGTCGATTTCCATCAACATTCAGGGACGCCGAATTTCCGTCGAAGGCAACCCCAGCAGAATCGACCGCCAAGACAACCTTTTCGGCTACGCGACTATTGAGCAATGCATCGCTGTCTACAATCGCATCCTTGCCGAATATGGCTTGCCTCGTTTTACCAAATGCACCCGGATTGATTTCCTACAGTCCGAGGATGGCAGTCGTGCAAGTACAACGGCTGACGGTGTTGTCATTCATACGATCCACCTGACAACAAATCACAGCGTAGGTAAAGGCAACGTCACGCAGTACCTGAAAGGCCTATCCAGTCAATCAATTGGTAGAAATTACGGTTTTCTTTACCCCAACGGAAGAACCGTGACATGGACGCCAAAAGGGGAAGGGAAGGGTGGTCGCCTTCAATATCGTAAAGCCTATGACAAGGCGTTTGAAATTCAAGACAAGCTTTTGCCCAAGGTGAAAAGGGCATTCGGGGAAAACTCCGACGAATACGGATATGTAAAAAAGATCCAAGCCTATTGCGAAGAGCATGGCGTTGTTCGTATGGAACAAGAATTGAAATCTGAATATCTCAAACGAGAGCATCTAGCGTATTGGGGCCTGTTTGATGAAGGCGAATTCGCCCGTTTGCACGGTGAGTTCTTAAAGCTCGATCAAAAGCTTAAGGTGAATGCTATGGACTTGGTGTCTATATCTGAACAGTTGATCCTTGAAGGCGTTTGTGAAACGACCAAGGCCGCGAATACTACAGCGATGTACGCAATTGAATGGATGTCTGGAAAGACGTTCGACTTCAAAAAAGCTCAGGTAAAAACCCACCGTGCACGCCTTAATCGAATTGGCATTGATATCAAAATGTCTTTTGATCGTGAGAAATTTTCACCGGTTATTGTTCGAGAGATTCGCGAAGTTACACGCGTCTCCGTTCTGGATATTCCACATTGGTACAAGCGTCCGGTTGGTCACCTCCATCTGGTGGCTGCATGAGAACTGTCTGCTTTCACGGAACGCAGCTTAGCGCAGGTCAACGGCGTCAAATAGACTTTCAGAACCTTGCACGCAAGGCTTTTTTGAGCAATGTGCTGACTGAGTCTGTTGAGCTCACGTTGAATACGCTTGAGTTAAGAAAGCAACAAGGCCTTAAGCCCGAGCGCATTTGGTCACTAGACCGTGAAGAGTCTGGCACTCCATGTTTCGCTGATTGGATGGGCTTTTAATGGATCGTGTTGCTTACCAGAATTTGCGATTTGCTGTTGAAGCAGAAATTATCAATGCCAACATCGATTCAGATTTTGACCAGACTAGTAGTGTAAATAGCCTTATGCGAATTTTTCTGTCCGCCTTGGCTCAACAGGAAGTCAACCGACAGCGTTCTCGTCGTGAGTTCAAAACTTTCAGGCGTAAACCTGATGTAATCGTGCCCAGCTGGGCATTTCACCCCCCAGTGGAAAAGAAGAAATGAAAATCCTTAAAGGCGTTATCGTCGATGTTCTCGACAAGGGCACACCAGAAAAACCGTGGGCCATCGTTGGCATTCAAGCTGAGAGCGTTAATCGCAACGGCATGAAGCAGTTTGAACTGTTCGAACTCTCCGTGTTTGGTGATGCGGTCAAAAACGGCTTGCATAATGTCTACCGCGCTCAAAAAGGTGTAGAGGTTTATGCACCTTTCTCGGTCAGCTATAACGAGCGCTACAAAGAACTGAATTACCAGCTCGCCGGAATTCCACTTCGTCTGGATGAGGCGCGCCCAGTTCAACCTGTTACTTCTGCACCTCAGAAGTCAGCGTAGTTTTCAGTTCATAAGTTATTAACCCTTTGGGGAATAAACTGATGATCGAAGCCTTTAATCAGATATCGCTAGGTGATATCTGGTTGTTGCAATTCATGCAAGGCGTTGTTGCGTTATTAGCGCTTGGCATGATTCATGGGCACCAGAGGTAGGGTATGGCTCTTTCGCTCAGCACGTACTTTACCCTTTTGGGGTTCTTTTTTGGCGTCTACGGGCTTGGCTGCGTTTGGGGCAGGTTCTTGTTAGGCATGAAACAACTTCTCGATGCGAGTATTTAAAATGGAAAAGCTTCAAGCGATGTTCAAGGCAACTCCTGCTGTAGTTCGTAAAGTTGCACCTGCTGTCGCAGTCCTTGCGTTCTCTGGTGCCGCCATGGCTGCTGATGGTACGGCCACTGGTTTTGATGTGACTGCTTTTCTCGATCCTGTTGTTGCCGCGCTCAAGGAAAACATTTCCACCATTGTTACCACGGTAGCCGGTGTTTTTGCGATTTACTGGGGAGCCACTTCCGGTATTCAAGTCGTCAAAAAATTCCTCGGCAAGGTTACCAGCTAAATGTCCCGCAGGGTTTTCCTGACCCTGCTTACTGCCCCGGTGCTGTTTCTAGCGTCGGGGCAATCTCAAGCGGTGTCTTACACTACTTCCCAGACCTCATCGACCAACTACGCGACTGTGGAAGCGGCTTGCATGGGAACAACTGACTCCTTAAATGCGGCTGCCGGTAAGGTCTATACCGAATTTAAATTTCTGTCTGCCGCTAAAGTTGATGGTGCACAAGTTAAATATACGTGCAGCTTACAGGGGCTTTACAAGTGGGACAGTTCTTGGCGTGATTTAAAATCAACGATTTTTGAAAGACCAAATGGCTGTGCCCCCGGTGCAGCGGCTGCCGTTCGTGGACCAACTGCGTCTGCAACATATTCAGAATCGTTGGGAAGCTACATTGTCGCCAGTCGTCCACCTGAGTCTGGCTGTTTCGAGGGATGTCAATTTGAGCAAGGTTCCGGCAAAAGTTTGGGCTGCTACTTAGTAGCTGGCTCCACTACGCAGGGCTTCTGCAACTATCAAATGTCTGGCATTGGAACCTCGTGTAGTGCTTCAACACTTGTCGGTCCTGCGACTGGTGACTCTCTTAAAAAACCTGATGAAGAAGATCCTGACACTGACGATGACACAGGCTCTGGTGGTGATACTGGCGGAACTACTACCCCTCCGACCGTTCCCGATATAGATTGGGGCAGTGGTGGTTCTGGCGGCTCCGGTGGCTCTGGCGATACAGGATCGGGCGGTTCTGGCTCAGGTGGTACGGGTGAAACAGGAGGTTCTGATGGCTCTGATGATTCTGGTGGCACTGGTGGCGGCGGCACCGTTGTTCCTGGTGGTGGCTCTGGTGGTGACGGCTCTGCTGTCCCTGGAGGTAACACTGGCGGCGGGTCAAATTCTGGCGGTAATACTGGCACTGGCAACGGCGGTAACACTGGTTCATCTTCACAGCCATGCAAGGGAATAAACTTCGGTGAGGCTGGCTGTCCAGAATACGGTAGTGCTCAAACTATTAATGGTAGCCTTCAAGGCACTGCCGACTCTGTAAAACAGATTCAGGATAGTCTTTGGACTTCATACGACAACGTACAGAACCAAGGCAACAAAACACAAGAAGATGCAGAGCAGAGTTTAATGCAGCGCTTTGGCTCGATGCTTCCAGCACCCGGAGCTTGCGTTAATCCTGTAATGGATTTTGGTTGGACCGTCGTTGCTGTAGACGTCTGCCGTTATACATTTGTTAAGCAGCTCCTTTCATGGATGTTTGCATCATTTACTCTTTATTACGTGTTTCGCGTGATGACGTCTCTCGGCTCGAATTCTGAGGTTTAGCTAATGCCTGCTATCTTCTTGCTGCTTTCCGGTATAGCAACTTTTCTTTCGGAAACATTTGGGCGATACCTATCACAGAAGCTTGCCCATCTTGCCAGCGCCTTGGTCACTCTCGGCGTTCTGTTTACTGCCGCATACGCTGCGTTAGATTCTCTCATGGCCGCGCTTTCCACTCAGTTTCCGGCTGAATATGCATCTCTGCTTGTTGCATTCCTTCCTGACAATACGATGGCATGTATTTCTACGGTGGTTTCAGCTCGGTTTATTAAAGCTGCTTTCGACTGGAAAGCTCGATTGGCGTCTATGAGTTCTCAGGGGGCTTAAAATGGCAGTGTATGCCGTAACGGGTAAGCTCGGGGCAGGGAAATCTCTTTATTCAGTATTTAAGGTGCAGCAGTATCTGTTCCAAAAAAGGCGCGTGGCTTGTAATTTTGATATCAATATCGGCAAGCTCCTCAGCGAAAATAACAAGACTGCCAATGTTTGTCGCCTCCCTGATATGCCGACAGCCGATGACATTCGCGCTCTTGGAAGAGGCGACGGTAAGCCTGAAGATTCAGATTTTTATGATGAGTCAAAGTTCGGTGTCATTGTGCTTGATGAGGCCGCGTTATGGCTTAACTCTCACGACTACAATAAGAGTGGTCGCCGTGACTTGTTTAACCTGTTCATCCTGATTCGCAAAATGTGCTGGGATGTGTACATCCTGATTCAAAACATTGATGTGCTTGATACACAGCTCAGAAAAAGCATCTGCGAGCATGTTGTTTATTTGATGCGGCTGGACCGGGTAAAAATACCCGGCGTTTCTCAGATTGGCTTTATTGTGACTCTGGGCTTTTGGTCTGGTCGCCTTCCACGCATGCATCATGCTGTCATTCGTTATGGAGCTGGGCAGAATGCGATGCGAGTAGGTTCTGAGCAGTTTCGGGGCACCTCTTTATATGGTGCCTATAACACTCGCCAGAAGTTTTATGAGAACGGCGAAGAGGTTGGCACTCATTGTGTGATTCCTCCCGGCTTGATTCCTAGGCGTGTTCCAGCAGCTAAACTTAATTGGGGTTTCATTTTGCGTGCTACCAAGATTTACTGGAAACGCCTAAACCGGATTCTTTGTGTACTGCTTGGAGCTGCATTAACTGCACTGGTCTTCAATTATTTCAAACCATCGTCTGCGTCGGTCATCGTGGCTCCGGCAGCACCGTCGAGTATTGCGCTCGATCAATACCGCTCTTTCAAGATTGCGTCATCTCGTAATTTCAATGGCAACTGGTCCTATGTTTTGTCTGATGGCTCCAAACAAGTTACATCTGATGACTTGATCAGTCTTGGACTTTCTGTTTATCCGCTTGGGGCAGGGCAGTTGAAGCTCCAGTCCGATAAAGGCACTGTCTTCATTTTCAGGTGATCTATGCGTGGTTTCTTTTTGCTTCTGGTACTCTTGTTTTCGTCTGCCGCATTCGCTGATCGCGTTGAGTTTGCTGACAGCCCTCTAGGTGACGTTATAGGATTTTTGGCACCTAAGCTTGAGCGTCCTGTTGTGATCGGTGCAGATTTGTCCAACAAGCGAATATCCTTGTACGGAAGTTATGATTCACCTCAACAACTTGAGTCCTTGTTGCAGAGGGCTGTTGAGTCGGTTGGTCTTCACTACGTGATATCTGACGAAGTCGCGACCATCAGCTCTGTTGTGATGCCTGGCCCTTCTGCCAAATTTGTTCCGCCAGACTTTCTTAAGTCGGATATCGACTCGCCCGTGGCAATCGCCATGCCTGCTGATACCGAGCCTAAGATTGATCCTCCCATGATTAATCATGTGTACACCTTGCGTCATGCTCAATCTTCTTTCGCGCTTGATGTGTTGTTGCCACATTTAACAGCTCTGAGAGGGGATGAACGCCCGATTCTTATGGCGTTGCCCACTAGCAATTCTCTGGTTTTTTCAGGCACACAGGCTCAGTTCGACCTTATGAATGTTCTGATTCCTGAGATTGATCGTCCACGTCAACAGGTCTTGATTACAGCGGTTGTCGCTGAGCTTTCAGATAATGATTACCGTAGCCTTGGAGCAAATTTTAAAGGAGCATTCGGTAATCTCAGCGCAGGCAGTCTCACGTTAGCAAACCGCTCGGATCTTGGTATCGAACTCACATTCTCAGGCCCCAGACTGAGTGCATTTGTTCAGGCTATTCAGGATTCCGGAAATAACCGCGTGCTCTCTACACCTCAACTTCTAGTGCTCAACCGTGAGAAAGCGAGCATTGTTGTGGGGCAGAATGTTCCATTTCTTACCGGCACAACAACAAGCGCAGCAACTCCAGCCGATAACCCATATCAGACAATAACTCGTCAGGACGTAGGTTTAACATTGGACGTTGTTCCATTTATCACACCTAACGGCGAGGTTGAGCTGGACATCAAACAATCTGCATCGAGTGTTTCTAATGACCGTACAGCCTCTGATGTGATTACCAACACCCGGCGTCTGAATACGAAAATTCAACTGCATGATGGTGACGGTGTATTGCTGGGAGGTTTACGGCAGCAGATAACAGAAGAGGCCGTTTCCGGTATCCCTTTGCTTCGTGACATTCCAGGAGTAGGGCGGTTGTTTGAGTATCGCTCAACAAGTAATCGATCCACTAATTTGGTCGTTCTGATTTCTGCACGTGTTTTTCAGAATTCTACCCCGACGCAGAAAAATGGAGTTGAAAGCTCCTCTAGGCTTAAAAGCGCCCTCAACCTCCCGAACTGA